AACTGCTGTTGAATGGTTTTACAAAAAATTAAAGAATTATAAGAGTTTAAATTTAACGGATAAACTTATTCAAGATTTATATAAAGAAGCAATCCAAATGGAAAAGGAACAGATTGCAAAAGCTTCTGGAGAATTTTGGTTAGATTAAAATAAAACAATGATGCTAATACTACAACTAAAGAAACGAGTTGAAACACTCGAAGCGCAGGTTAAGGAACAGGAACAAAAGATAAACGACATTCTTATTCGCTTGTCCGTTCCGCAGGCTAACCTTCCAGTCACGACGAAAGAAAAGAAGACTGCGTTCGTTAAACCAACGGTTGTTGAAATCTATGAATACGCTTGCGAGAAACTAAGCAACGACGACGCGCTTAAATTTACCGAGAAATTCCACGCTCACTACGAGGCTAACGGTTGGAAGGTGGGACGCAACCCAATGAAAGACTGGAAGGCTGCCGTGCGTAAGTGGGATTTAAGTACATTCGCAACAACAAACCAAAACACAAAAATCAAAAATGGAAAATTCGACTCCGATGCTGCGCAACGCATCTACAACGACGCTCACAATTACACAAAGGGTTGATCGTGCAGAACGTGAAAGCGCATTTGTAGCAGACTATGACCTACCAACATTCGTTAAGTTATGTTCGAAGGTGTGCGCTATGTATGGAATAGCACTTCCAGAAGCGCAACTGTTGCAAATGTTGCACGAGTTCATCGTTAAACACTTTCGGTGGGTTACTTTCGAACACTTCAATCTTGCATTCGAAATGAACGCGGCAAATGAACTGTCAAAGAAATGCGAACACTTCGGGGCGTTGAGCGTTTCGTTTATAGGTGACGTGTTGACGGCTTACAAACCACACCGCGACAAGGCGAATCTACAAATACAGAGAGAAATAGCGGAAGCAATTGAAGAAAAATCACAACAAATAAAGGAGAACGAAATGGCGGTAAACGATGACAGTTGGAGACGTATGCTTCAAGAAGATATTGAGAGCTTCAAACAAAGCAAATACACGACGTTAGAACTGCGAGGTGTATCAATGATGCGGTGGCTTGAAGAAAGTAAAAGGATAACGGCTGAAACGTTCACAGACGACGAATACAACTTGTGCAAAGCGAAGGCAAGAAAGACTGTTTTCAACGAACAGCAACTTTCGAAAGGAATGGTTGAGCGAATGAGTGACCGCAAACGTCAACTGCTAAAAGAATCGATTCAGTTCGAAGGGTTGCGTGAATTGTATAAACTTTATTTGTCGAAGCAATGAGTCAGTTTGTATTCAACGAACACGGAGTTTGCGAGAATCCAATTCTTTACACTTATAAATGTATAAAGGGTTATGAAGCGCAGGTCAATGTAGCCATTGTTCAAAACGGAAATTGGAGTTATTCAATTAGTTTCAAAGGACAGGATCAAGGTTGGTCTCAGCCTTTGATTTACCACGCTGAATACTGCGTATACAAAACGAAAGACGAAGCCTTCAACGCTGGTCTTGAATTGCTATTGCACCAAGTAAAGCAAAACAACGACGCGAAGAAATACGACCGCATTGTTCAAATACTTCAAGACGAACTTTGTCCTGTGGTTGAAAATCAACTAACACTATTTTAATGCAACCATATAAACCCGAATACCTGCCGCGTCAGATTGAAGCGTTGAACTTCTTAAACACCGATAGCATCGTTGAACAGTTGTTATACGGTGGCGCGGCAGGGGGTGGCAAGACGAAGTTCGGTTGTATGTGGCAGATACAACGTCGTTTGAAGTACGCAGGGACACGTTCGCTTATTGGACGAAGCAAATTAGACACGCTGAAAAAGACGACCTTAAACACGTTCTTTGAAACGGCTGAAGAATTTGGATTAATAGCGAATAAACATTATACTTTCAATGGTCAATCCAACGTGATTAAGTTCTTCAACGGAAGTGAAATTGTTTTGAAAGACCTGTTTGCTTACCCTTCAGACGTTAACTTCAATAGTCTTGGTTCGCTCGAAATCACAGACTACTTCATTGATGAATGTTCCGAAGTAACCGAAAAGGCGGTCAGCATTGTTCACTCGCGTTGCCGTTTTAAGTTGAACGAATACGGTCTTATTCCGAAAGGTTTCTTGTCCTGCAATCCTGCGAAGGGTTGGTTGTATAACGAGTTCTACATTAAGAACAACAGGAACGAACTACCTTCACACCGCGCTTTCGTGCAAGCGTTACCGCAAGACAACCCCTTCCTTCCTGTTGCTTACATTGAATCGTTACGTCGCCTTCCAGAGTACGACCGCAAAAGACTTTTAGAGGGCAATTGGGAATTTGACGACGATAGCGACAAACTATTTTCAACGGACAACCTGCTCCGTATGTTCCGCAATGAATTGATTGAAGGAAAGAAATATATCACAGCCGACATCGCGCGTTTCGGAAAGGACAGAACTATTATCTGCGTGTGGAATGGGTTAACACTTATTGACTTAATCGAGATGAGCAGAGCGTCGTTAGATGAGGTCGTGAACAAGATTCGACTCGTAACAAAAGAACACTCAATTTTGTTACAAGATGTCGTCGCAGATGAGGACGGTGTTGGTGGTGGAGTGGTTGACTTCTTGAAATGTCGCGGCTTCCTCAACGGATCTAAACCCAAACACCCACAATATCAAAACTTGAAAAGCGAATGTTACTACAAATTGGCTCAATATGTAGAGGAAAATCGGCTCACTATTTTAGTAAACGGACGCAAAGAACAAATCGTGAAAGAGCTGGAAATGATTAAACGACACCGCGCAGACGTGGAAGGAAAGTTACAGGTAACACCCAAAGACGTAATCAAGAACCGCGAAGGAATCAGTCCAGACGTTGCCGACGCTATAATGATGCGAATGTATTTCGAACTCAATCCAAGTTATGGACAGTATGTTGTAGGTTAGCATACATTAACTATATTAGCACAATGAAACAAAAACCACTATACGAGTCTTTGAAAATGACTCACGACCGCGAACGCGAAATTGTTAATTCAATGGCGACGTACTTTCAACAAGGAAAAGTTCTTGGCGACATTCTTCTGGAGCTTTCACAACGAAAAGATATGAATGCAAAAGAGAAAGTGTATCTCGCGCTTATGATAGGTTCAATGATGAGTAAGCCGAATGAAGAAAATTAACTAAACCTAACCTAAAATCAAATGAAACCTTTAGATTATCTATTGCCAGAAGACGTAATAAGAAAGCAGGAACTTGAACTTTACATTGAAGAAAATAAAGACAAGAAAATTCCGAATAAAGAACAACCTGCAACTTATCATTTTCAATTGCGCATTCCAGATATGGAACAAGACATGGAATGTTACGGAGTGACCGAAAAAGAATATATTAATCAAATGTTTGAAAGACGTTCTTTTTTACGTTATTGCGTTGAGCCTTATCAATTTGTTGGAATTTTTGAAGACAATAAAAGATACTATGCACCGATGTTTGAAGCGCATAAAGAATTTGTTGACGCGTTAGATGAAATTGATTTTTACGAAGAAGTAATTAGTGAAATGTACAACTTCTTTCGCAAGAAAAAGAAAAACATTGATTACAGGGATCTTTACGAAAAAGAAGATGGTATTTATTTAGGATACCGAACCGCTCCAACTGACGACCCGTATTATGATTCTCGTATGTTGGGTGTTTTAACAGGCGGTAGTCTTATAATGACAACCAAAGAATACCACGACCAATTAAGAAAAATTAAAAAAGAATTAAATGCCAGAAAGCAAGACTAAAAAAGGAATATGTGTTTACTTGCACAAAGACCTGTGGAACGAGATAGACGAGAAACGTGGAGAAAACAGTCGCAACACTTTTTTAAGTGAAGCAATTCAGTTCTCTTTGAAGTTCTACGTCGACGAATCTAAAGTAAAATTGCAAGAACAAACGTCGACAAAATAGCGACGGACGACGTTACGACTAAGGCGCGGTTTCTGCGTCTTTTTTGTTTGTCTAACTTTTTGTTTTCAGCAGATAACGTGTTAATTTCGTCCTGTAACACATCGGTCTTTTGTTCATAAGCACCAACGACTTCTTGTAAGTTGTTTATCTTTCTTTCCTCAATGTTCAATTGTTCCTTCAAGTTGTTAATGACGAGCGAATCAGCCACAATAACGCTATCGCAGGAGTTCACCAAAGTGATAACATCAACAAGATTAATAGTATCTCGAACAATAACAATATCACGAGTTCTTTGATAGGTGGTTTTGGCTTTAGATTGAGCGCTTTCATAGTAAGCAAGTTGTTCTTTTAGTTCAAGTGTTTCTTCGAGAAGCATCTGGTATTCACCTGCGTTGTAGTTTATGATGCTATCTTGTTTTTGTACTTCAACGTGTACATCTTTTGCGTCTTTCTTTCCGAACCAATGCCAACAAACAACCGTCCAAATAGCAGTTGTCCCAACGAGCAACAAAGCAATTGCAAGTATATTCTTTCTCAT